GCTAGAACCGCTAGAACTGGCACTGCTGGAACTGGAACCGCTAGAACCGCTAGAACCGCTAGAACTGGCACTGCTGGAACTGGAACCGCTAGAACCGCTAGAACTGGAACCGCTAGAACTGCCGGAACTGGAACTGCTACTACTCATTAGCTATTAATAAGCTATTATCGACACTTCGTCGAGACCTAAGACTCCCCTATTTTACTTCTTCTGATGTAGAGGGCAATAAGGTAAGCGTCGATCATGCCGTCGTGCGGCGTTCTGCATCGCTTGCTCGCGAGCCAATTTTCTTCCGGCTCAAGCGATACGGCTAACGCTAAAGCAAATTCTTTTGATCGTCCTTTAGGCATACGCCCAAGCATCTTCTTCTGCCATTTGTGGACCGACACGCGCTGCACGGGGTAACCATTACTCTCAGCCATGCCGACTAGTTTACCGAAGCTGATCGCCATAGACCGGACCGCCTGAGAACTTTTCGCATGTGCCAAAGGTTCTTCTATGGCCAGCTCAAATGGGGTGTTTAAATCTAAAAGCCACTGTTTAATGGCGCGGATGTCGATCTCCTTTTTCTTAGACATTTGGAGCGTCGGCATACGGATCTTGTCGATGATGCTACCGTCGAATTTAGAGACCGCGCACAGCCCCCCATCAAGTCCGTTGTCGATTCCGACGATCATTTAGAGTTCTCAGGACAATAAAGGTTGTCACACTCATCACCAGAAAATGGATTACTACAGGTACCACACTCGCGTTCTTCAGTGAGCAACGCTTTAGCGAGTATCGAGTAGTTAACGAGATCCTCGCAGGCATCGTCCACTGACTCGCCAGCTACCTTTAGCTCACCGTCGTTCACGAACGACTTAATCCTCATCAACTTATCCTGCATCCTTAACAGGAGTCCGGTTACAGGATGGAGGCCCAATGAACGCGCTGACTTGAAGTTCGCTAAGGCATCGACGGTTTTCTCACCACCACAGTAGTCAGAATTCTTTGCCCTCATGATGTCGAGTGTCTTCTTGCACGTATCTTCGTGGAGCTTGAATAAGGTTTCGGGTTTCATGATTAGGGTATTATTGAATCTGCGCGGACGAGGAGTCCATCGCCCTCCGCCGGAACTAAGATGCGGATGCCGCTAGGCAACGATTGTAGGTATAGGACTTCTCTAGCGTTCGAGGCATTAACTCTATACCAAAGACCATCGGCCTTACCAACTGAAAAACGGAATTCAGAACCTTCGTCGATTCGGGTAATGAATTCGGGTCCCACTTCGGGGATACGGTTAGGGAACATCTTACTTCTTCTTTGTTTTTGGTGTTTTATTATGCACAACGTCGGCGTCGATAGTGTTGTTATGCATCGCTTTCAGGGACCCCTTACCTTTGTCTGCCATACTGTTGTTTAGAATAGAGATGTCAATCTGCATTTTTCCGCCCCCTCCAATTCCTTTTTCATTCAGACCCATGTTGCGTCGGATTAGCTGATCGAGATCAGATAGCTCCTTAACAGTTCGGGCAGGCTTAATAGTTTTTAAGGAATCGCGCATGATCTTTATACCTGCTGCTGCAATATAGTGCTGGTATTTATCACCCACGGTTGTCTGCGACTCCGCAAGTTCCGCGATGGATATATCCTCATCTTCGGAAGCTTGCTTCTTCAGATCTCGGATAGCTGCGTCCGACATAGGCTCTAGTATGTCATAAACTGTTTCGTCTTCTGCACCCTCACTTTCTTTTTTGTGTATGCGCTTTAGCTCATCTTTCGGAGTGCTTTTCACCAGACCTCTCGAACGAGGTGGGCATGAAGCCTCTCTAAACCATTTTCTAACTGTGTTATAGTGAACTCCAAAGTGTTCAGCTACCGCAGTGTTAGACCAGCCTTTCTGAACTAGGTTAAAAGCTTCCTGCAAGTTAGGGTTTACCTTCGCCTGCTCGGCAAACAAAGCCTTGTCTTTGGGTTCCATTGACATTATCTATATGTAATATGCCTAAAGAAGCCATAGGGGGCAAGAAAATTCTTGAACCTCGCATTCATCCAGTTACTAAAAAGATGGATATTGGGGGTCTCTCAATACCCCCAACCAGTTTACTTACTGCACTGCTATACGGCTTCGCACACCACCCAAAAGTTCTGGCAAGGGAGTATTATTTCTGGCGAGTCTGTGATGAACTCTGGAACCACGATGGATTGCCAGAGCCAATGATGGTCCGTCATACTTGGGCAGAGCAGATGATTCGTGCCGCGCTGAATGATAAGTATCTCGCCATCGGTGGGTCAGCTAGTAGTGGTAAATCACACACGATGGCTGCTTGGGGGATCGTTCAGTGGTTGAGCCAGCCACGCGATACATTGGTCCTGATGACCTCAACCACGCTACGGGAAGCACGGAAGAGGATCTGGGGTTCAGTCATGTCTTTGTTATCCGTGATAGAGGGTGCGCCAATCAAGATTCGGGATTCAATTGGAAACGCGGCATACATCGATGAGAGAGGAGTCCTCATTGAAAGAGCTGGTCTCTCGCTGATCGCGGCGGAGAAGTCGAAGACGCGGGAGGCAATTGGCAAATTCATCGGGATTAAGCAAAAAAGGGTCATCCTTATTGGTGACGAGCTATCGGAATTGTCAGAGGCTATCTTAAATGCAGGTCTGACTAACCTGTCAAAGAACCCATCGTTTCAAATGATTGGGATGTCTAACCCGAACTCACGCTTCGACGCCTTTGGTGTGTGGGCTGAACCTAAAAGCGGGTGGGAGTCAATCGATACGCAGACTGCTGACCAGTGGGACACCAAATGGGGAGGCAAATATATACGACTCGATGGCGAGCGCAGCCCTAACATATTGTTAGGCGAAGTTAAGTATCCTTGGTTACCCACCGCTGAAAAGTTGGAGGAAGACCGAATCCTTTTGGGGCCTGAATCTCGTGGATACCTGCGAATGGTTAGGGCCATTTTCTTCGACTCCGATGAGACAACAGGAATTTACTCCGAAGCTGAGATGGTAAAGAGTGGGTGTTTGGCAGACGTAGAGTGGGCGGACAAGCCTACCACTGTTGCCGGAATCGATCCGGCGTTTACGAATGGGGGCGACAGGACAATTATGTATACCGCTGAAGTCGGATACGCACGTAACGGGCAATACGTCTGCAAGCTAGGCGAGGCGATCCACCTCAATGACGATGCAACAAACAAGGCAATTCCCCGAACATACCAAATTGTCCACCAAATCATTGATCATTGCAAGAGGCGTAATATCTCGCCCAATAACGTGGCGCTCGACTCGACCGGAGCGGGTGCGCCATTCTGCGACGTTCTGGCGGGGGAGTGGGAGAGTTCGTTTATGCGGGTCACTTTCGGCGGTAAAGCGTCCGACAAGCGGGTCAGCATGAATAGCCAGCTAACAGGCGTGGAACTCTACGTAAACAGAGTGTCAGAACTCTGGTTTGTCGGAAAAGAGTTGATGAGGACGAGGCAGCTCTACGGAATATCATCTGATTTGGCCAAAGAAATGTGTGCCAGAAACTACGACATGGTCAAAACAGGGTCGCTAAAAGTGAAGATCGAGTCGAAACCGGAGTTCAAATCGCGCTTCGGTCGTAGTCCAGATTTGGCGGATGCTGCCTTTTTGGCACTCGATTGCGCTCGTCAGCGTTTGGGCATGGTTGCCATCGACCCACCGAAAGACGTTGACGGTAAAGGGTTTAGGAATCGGGTTACGATTAAAAGTCTTAGCGGTGCGCTTGATAATCCCGATACCGATTTACTCAGTTAAACAGGGTTAATGCTGTATGCATTTTATTTGTTTCTTAAAAAAGTCTATGCGTAATGGGGGTAATGCTGTATGAGTCGCACGCAGCATTACCCCCTTTTAGGGAATACTTTTATTTATATTGTTACAAATGCATACAGCATTAACCCCTAAGTCAAATAGCTTTCGGTATTACTGTTCGTTGACAGCCGCATTGAATTCTGGTAATTTAAGCCACGCGGCGTCTGACATTTGTAAGTGCCTCAAAACAATCAAACGGAAATATGGGTAACGAAATTTTGGGAGGTAGTGGGTCAGGCGCGGCATTTGTCGCAGGCAGTAAACAAACGACGCTTAATAAAGTAGCACGAGAGAAGCGTGAAAGAGACAAAGAGATTGCAAAAGCGGCAGCAGAAGTAAAGACTAATGAGAAACTTGACGCACGCCCAAAAGCAGCGGGTACAACAACGCCGATGCCTGCCAATGAAACGATAGACGGATTCATGGATCGGATGTATGGTGACTCAGCCCCCTCTGATGTAGCAGATAAGGCTAAGAAAGACGCTAACCCTGCACAAGCTAACCCAATTTATGATAACCCAATTTATGCTAACCCCACTTCTGCTAACCCATTAGCCAACAAGTTGACTGAACAAAAACCTTTATTCATGCAGGGAGAGATAATGCCTTCACTTGGGGCCGCCGAGAGCTTCTTCAATGAGCTGGGGGCACTTAGTGGCGAAGGAGTCACACCTACTACGCCTGAACCTACTACGCCTGAACCTACTACGCCTAAACCGACTACGCCTGAACCTGCTACGCCTGAACCTACTGGTGCGAAATCCAAAGAAGAAGCGGAAGCCAATGCGAGATTCGCCGACGAATTTGGGACGAACTTAGAGGCTATGAGGGTAAAGGAAGATGAAAAGTATGAGGTTGGAATGGGTGGGTTTAAACCCGCTACACGAGTGAATCAAGCCGCAAGTGCCCCCATTCTGCGCCAAGCTCGCAGGGAGAGAAAGAAAGGTAATATTGCTGTGGCAGACAAGTTGGCTTACGAAGGTGCGAGGATGCGTGCGGATGAACCCTCAATCGACACTGAAGAGCTTCGTGCGCAGCGTGCAGCTCAGAAAAGGGATACTGGGCGTGCTGCAAGGGAGCAGGATGAACTAGCTAAGAAGACTAAGAAGGCTCAGGACAATGCGGAGGAGATTTCTCGTCTTGATGAGGATGATGCAGCTCACAGAGCCAAAGTAGAAAGAGATGCCGTTAAAGCGGAAGAAGAGAATGAGGAACAATTCAGAAGAACTGCCGCAGCAGTTAAAAAGATTGCAGATTCAAGAAAGAATAAAAACGCATAATATATGGCCATTGATTACGACCAAGACATTGCACCCCTACGTCGGCAGTATTTCCCGATGCTAGTTGGTAACCAAGGCTTCGACCAAGCCATGAAGTATCGCGAAGAGGTTACCGTACCGATGCAAGATAGGACAATGAAATTGCAGAGCAACCTGCGGTCGTTGCAGCAACAGAAATTAACTTTTGAAAAATACCAGCTTGACCTCCGAAAGCAGCGTGATGAAGTGAGACGCGAGAGGGATTCTCTAGCTATGATGCCTATGATCGAAGATCGCATGCGCGAGATTCGCGAAAGTGGGGCACCTGCCGTAGATATGCGGGAGGCATTTACAAGTCTTGCTATGGAAAATATTGGGGCGATAAATGCAAGTAAATCGATTAGCTCTATGTTTACTTTCCAAGACAGCTTGTTGAAGAGCCGCGCTTCAGTAGAAGCGAAGGAAGCGCAGAAAAAACAAGGTTTCCAAAGTACGCTGGCTAATTCATACGCCCAGACGCTCTTACCTACCGGAGGGTTTGACGAAGAGGTATACAACGGTATTCTGGATGGTAGTGTCGGAGGCAACGAAGTGTCACAGATTTTAAATGATGTCCGCAACGATGCATCCTCTAGATCATCGGGTAAGGGAGTCACCCCTTATGAAGTGAAACACGCCGAAGAAAGTCTTGAGTGGGCACGCAAGATACAATATCAATCTTATGCTCCCTCTCCCGACGATATAAAAAGGGACCCAAGATTAATGAACGTAAACGAAATAGAATCCTTAAAGGCTACGGATTATCGCCAGTTACTTAACCGATTCCTAACCATGAAAGGTATTCCCATTAACGACAAAAATGCACGCGCTCTAGAGAGGGATGGAGGTTATTCACCTAATTACCCAAATAAACTTATGCAAGAGTTCACAGCGTTTGCACAGAATAAGGCTATAATGCCCTACTATACTGCTGGTGAAAACTCATTCCTCACCGAAGAAGGAAAAGGAAATAAGGCCAAAGTAAGTGCCGCTTTCGGTAACAAATAATAAATCATGCCTGAATTACAAGAGATCGACGACTGGGCGGCAATCAATGAAATTAGTGATCCTGCTGAGAAGTTGGCAGGTTTTAGTAATTATGTGAAAGGGGAGTTCTTCAAAGAAGGTCTTGGCAGTGAAGAGATGCGAGAGACTTTTAAGTCTATCAATGACTCTATGGTAGTGCGAGCTGCTGAAGAAGGGGTTGGTCTAGACCATCTTGGTTCCCTCTTGCAATCTAAGGCCCCTACCTTTGAAGAAAAGATGTCTCTGGTAGACATGGCTTTTAGTGGGATAAAAAATGAATCGGATAAGGAGAAAATTCGAGATTACAATGCGTTTTCTTCAGTTCTTCAGAAACAACCAGAGGAGTCTGGTTTTCTTACGGACAAAGTTGAGAAGCTCCGTGTCCTTGCAGAGGAAGCAGTAAATAATAGCTACGAAGATGCTGTTCAGTGGGCACTCAACAACAGTGCCATTCCGTTTGCCCGTGTTGAGCTGTCTAATGGTGACGTTCAATTGCAGGCGGGGGATGCTGCTATCGGTCTATCTGCTTCCGAATCTTATCAAAAATCTCTCGCCGCAGGCACAGTGACTCCTAATGATATGGAGATGATTTTCAGACTTACTCAGAAGGATGAAAATGGTTACGAAGCATTTCGTCACTTAAATTTACAAGAGGCGAGTGCTTATGTAAGCAAATTGAGTGGTGGGAAAATCTCTGAAGACGCTGAAGCTACACCAAACTCAGGTTCTTCTCTGATTAAGAGAAGTATTAAATCCTTGGTCACTTCTTATGCGAGTGCTGGAAAATTAGGGGGCGTCATTGACTCTGATCGACTAGACGTTCTGGTTACTACGATTAGGTCGGTTGATGAGAGCGCATATAATTACTCTCAGAAAGATCTAAAGGCATCTCTTGAATTCCTTATCGGTTCAGAAGCGATGCTCTCAGGAGCCGCACGCTTTGACAAAGACAACTTAGAGAATAACATCAAAAGCTTTGGGTATGGTAGTAAGGTCATGCACCAAAAGCTACTTAC